CCATGCGTTATATTCGGATCGAAGCGTGGCAACAGCTTGGCATCATAGAGATCAGCCAGCTTGCGCATTGACAATGGCCACGGTGCACTGCACCAACGTGTGCGCTGATACGCAGCGTGTGATGGCACGTGCAACACTGCCGGCTCAGCAAGCTCATCACCACTGATTGTCGCTGTATACGCAGGCAGATTGGCATGGCTGACATCCGACCAGAAGCCTTGGCCGATCACTACGGACACACGCCCTTCCATACGCCTGAAATCACACCGCAATGGCGTGTGCGTGCTGAGTGTGCGTGTGCACCGTTCTGAGAAGCGGCCATCAGGATCACGATACGTGCCGATGTCTGTGCCATTCGCTTCATCGAATGTGTGGATCACTTCTCCCAATTGAATAGACACACGCAATGTGCCACTTGCTGGCGGATCAGGAGGCTCGATAGGATCAGGCGGCTCGACAGGATCAGGAGGCTCAGTAGGCCCTGCTTCCAATGCAGATACACGTGCATCGAGGTCATCGAACGCTTGCGACAATGCATAAAATTCATCGATGGTTGGAACTGTTGTCGGCATCTATGCCTCGATGATGAGTTGGTAGGGTTGTGCCATGTCAGAGGTCCGCCGAAAGCGTCATGTTCTGGCGAAGCATCGTGGCCGATCCGGTCGTCGATACGGTGCCATTGGCATAGATTGAACTAGCAGAAAGCGCCGCCGCGTTTGGAGTGGTCAGATTGGTATCGCTTATCGTGCCGAGCGTGACAGTAGGGTTTGCACGCATCGTTACCGGCAACCCCATAGAGGCAAATAACCCACTGCCTGCGGTGTTATAGGCCACCGCGTAGATACTGGCGACCTGATAAAACCGCTGGCACTTCGCCAAATCCTGCTGCGCATCGATCTTCTCCAGCGGCGTCGCGACGGTGCCGATTTCGAGCTGCACGCCCCAGAAATTCACCACACCGCTCTGCACGCCAATCCCCGACCGTGCGGCAAAGTTCGATCCTGCCGACAACCATAAGTTTAACGCGGTATAATTATCGCTGTTCGTGCCAAGCGTTTTCCCGGCCGCGCTTGGTATGGCAAACGTCGCCGAGTAGCGGGCAAACTGCGCCGCAGTCGCACTCAGCGTAACCGCCTGCCCGTTGCCATTCACATCCGCAGACGGCGAACCCCCAGAGCCGAAATGCTGATCAAGAGAAATACCAATCCTCATGCTTGCCGTGCCAGCGTTGGCATAGAATGACACTGTGACGGTCTTGCCGGCGAGCCGTCGCAGGTTTTCGATGTGTTGGACTACCTGAATGAAGTCTGTCGCAGCGGCCCCGCCAGTGAAAGTGCAGCTTAAAAGCGAGGTTGCCGCTTCGTCTCCTATGTCTGCGCGATTGGCATCCGATGGCGGCCCGATCTGCACATTTAATGAAGTAGTGGCACCGACCGGCCACCGATCTGCGGTGTAACCGCTGGTAAACGGCCCCGCGCCGCGCTGCGCCACATTGAACAGTCCGTTGTGCAACAGATTACGACCAACATCACCAGTAATCGACTGGAATACTGTGCCACCACCTGACACAATCCATTTCGTTCCGTCCCACTGCCATACGATACCATTCGGACCAGTGAATTGCTGGCCGGTGGCTGGACTGTTTGGGAAATCGAGTGCCATGTCAGAGGTCCGCCGATGCGGTGTAGTTACGTATCGCCTGCACCACCCCTGTTGCTATAGCCTGTGCTCCGGATCGGAATGAACCTGGAAAAATGACATCAGGAGGCTGCATTGCACTAAGATTGAGATCGGCCCCTATAGTGCCTGTATATGCAACTGTAGGGCTTGCCCGCATGGTAACCGGGAAATATGTGAAACTGGAGACATAGCCAGAGGCATTAGTGTAGCCAGTGGCTATGCCGCTGATCCCGACCTGATAAAACCGCTGACACTTGGCCAAGTCCTGCTGCGGGTCGGGCTTCTCTAACGGTGTTGCGACACTGCCGATTTCTAGTTGGATGCCCCACAACTGCACAGTGCCGGACTGCACACCGATGTTGCCTGCGTTGGCGTTGTTGGTGGCGCCGCTCGAATACCAGAGTGCCAGGTATGTGCAATCGTTGCTGTTGGTTCCAAGCGTTTTGCCCGATGTGCTGGGAATAGCGAATGTCAGGCTGTATCGTGTCCACGTCGTTGATAAAAGCACTGACTGCCCGGCACCGATCCACGCTCCGGCTGACGGCGATCCTCCGGAACCGAACGCCTGATAAAAGTTCAGCCCCAGACGCAGCGCCGCACCCGCTACGGCCCAGAAACTTACGGTGACGGTCTTACCGCCAAGGCGGCGCACGCCCTCGATTGACTGCGCAATATAATTGTAAGCACCAGCCGCGCTGTTGCCGGTGAATACATTCATTAGCGACGTGTTAGCAGCTTCGTCACCTATGGCGCTGCGTTGCGCATCAGATAGACCGCCAGGGGTGACCGACACGGCATCGGTCACCAGCGTTATGCTCCAACGGTCAAGTGTGAAGGTGCCGGTCGTCGTCCACGGCCCCACCCCCCTCTGCGCCACGTTGAACAGCGGATTGTGCAGCAGGTTGCGGCCGACATCGTTAAATGCTGATGCCTGCGACACTGCCCCTACATTCGTCCACTTCACACCATCCCAAGTCAAACCTTGGAACACTTGACCGTTGGATGGATTGTTTGGGAAATCTAGCATAGCTGTGCCATGTCAGAGGTCCGCCGACGCGGTGAACGGCCCGAACAACTGCCCCTGTCCAGTAGCAGTAACAGTGCCAAAGTAATTGATCGCGGCAGCGGACATGGCAGAGATCGTGGGCGACGTGATATTAGCGACAGTCCAACTGGCAACAGCGACTGTCGGCTGTGCCCGCATCGCAACTGGCAGCAGGACGCCGCCGAGGATAGCGATCCCGGCAGTCGCATAGCCATACATCGTCACAATCCCTGTCTGATAGAACCGCTGGCACTTGGCCAAATCCTGCTGCGGGTCGGGCTTCTCTAGTGGTGTCATGACGCCGCCGATCTCGAGCTGCACGCCCCACAGGTTGATGGTGCCGGACTGCACGCCGATATTGCCGGCACGCGGATTGTTCGTAGCGCCAGACGAAAGCCATAGGTTCAGCCCGGTATAATCATCGCCATTCGTGCCAAACGTCTTACCCGCCGCCGATGCGACCGTCATTGTCACTGAGTAGTGCGTCCATGCGCCAGACAGCGTGACAGATTGTCCGTTGGCATTGGCGGCAGCAGACGGTGATCCTCCCGTGCCAAAGAACTGGTCGAACGAAACACCCACTTTGAGCGCCGCACTGGCAATCGCCCAAAACGATACCGTGACCGTCTTGTTGGCTAACCGCCTGACGCCCTCGATTGGCTGCTGAATGGCGATGGAGTTGGCTGCGCCAGAACCGCCAGTAAAGTTGTTGGTGATAAGGAAGCTGACCGCCTCATCAGCGATTGCTGTCCGGTCGCTATCAACCGCCACCACACGGCCCAGAGACAGCGTGTCACCCGCCGCAGTGCCAATGCATTTCCAACGATCCACGGTGTAAACCCAGGAACCAACAACCGAAGAGAACCCGGTCCCCCGCTGCGCCACGTTGAACAACGCATTGTGCAGCAGGTTGCGGCCAACGTTATTCTGTGCTGGTGCTACTACAGCAGCAACATCCGACGCCAGACTATTGGCCAGCACCCACTGCGCACTGTTCTGATCCTGATAACGCAAATAAAGCTGCGCTGCTGTGCTGTCCCACCACAACTGCCCATTCCCTGCCGAGGCAGGTGGCACATCGCTGACAGTCGCGCTCACACCCTTTGGCTGACTGTTCGCTACAACCCATTGGCTAGAATTGACATCCTGATACCACACATACAACTGTCCACCGATGCTGTCCCACCACAGTGTGCCAGGCACAGGCGTCGTCGGAGCAGTGTCGCCTATAACCAGCGACGCACCATTCGGCGGCGTATGCGAGTCTACATACTGCTTCGTCGCTGCTTCAAGCACAGCAGACGGGTCATGCGCCAGTATGAGCGGCCCAGTCATCGTGCCGCCAACCAGCGGCAGGTATTGTGCTATCGACGCGACATACTTCGCATCGACATACTGCTTCGTAACTGCATCCAACGGTTTGGTCGGATCGAGTGCGAGCGTGAACTCACCTGTCATGGTGTCGCCAGCGCGATCAATGCACCTACCGAATGCAAGATCGAGGTCATCCGCAACAAGTGTCTCGCCGCGTATCCAATTCGTAGATGTCATGCGAGCACACAACTGTCAAGGACGAACCATCCTTGATCCTCTGTTGTAATCATATACGTGTCGCTCGGGAAGCGCGGATCAAGCTCAAGCGGCTGCTGCGCATACCGCGCCTTCATCTGCTTGCGCCGGTTGGCTGCCAACATCTGGAACCTGTTGACCTGCGCAGGCACAGTGCCATCATCCACTGCATACATCCAGCATGCATCATACTGAAGCAGCAGCGGATCGAGATATGTAATGGATGACAGCGTGAACGGCAACGGATCGCGCTGACGTGCCCACACAACAACAGGCCCAGGACTGTCATGCGGCATGATTGTGAACGGGCGGTTGGCGACCGTGAAATCGGGCATCATATACCACGAATTGCGGCCCCAATTATACGCGAACGGGTTCACTGACTGCGGGAACTCACGCACCTTGCGATTGCGCCCAGGTGAATACACCGCCGCTACATCGCCATACTCATTGCACGTGCTGATCGGTCCAGCCAAGTCAGCGGTCAGCGCACCAGTGCTGCCGTCCAGCGTGACTTGCTGATAGAACATGTAGTGTGGCCACCACATTTCCTCTATCTCGATCA